ATTTGATATAAATAAAAGAACAAGGTTTGATGCAACAATAAGTTCTGGTTTAGCTATAATGGCTTGTAATAGACATTTATATAGACCTAACCCAAATGTACAAAAACAAAAATTAAATTTAAATATCGCTAGATATAATAACAAAGGAACAGTATCAAAAATAATTAAAAGATAAAATATGGTTGAGTCAGTATATACTAATTTTCCATCTCAAGTTGTTAGCGACTTAGAAAAAATGAGTTCAGAGTATGGACTTAAAGTTGCTAAAGCTATAGAGCAAGAGTGGTTTAGAGGTAGTCATATAAATAAGTACATAGATACACAATCTAAATTTCACAATTTAAGATTATACGCTAGAGGTGAACAACCTGTACAAAAATACAAAGATGAATTATCAATTAACGGTGATTTATCTTATTTAAATTTAGACTGGAAACCAGTACCTATAGTTTCTAAATTTGTAGACATAGTTGTTAATGGCATGTCACAAAGAATGTTTAATGTTAAAGCTTACTCTCAAGATCAATACGGTGTTAGTAAAAGAACTGACTATATGGAGTCTATTTTAAGAGACATGAAGTCAAAAGAGTTTAATGATTTTGCGGCTGAAAGATTTAATATGGATTTATACGAAAACGATAAAGATATATTACCAGATACAGAAGAAGAGCTAGCGTTACATATGCAATTAAACTACAAACAAGCTGTAGAGTTAGCTGAAGAACAAGCTATATCTGTTTTATTACAAGGCAATAGATATGATTTAACAAGAAGAAGATTGTTGTATGATTTAACAGTGTTAGGTATAGGTTGTGTAAAAACAAGCTTTAACTTTAGTGAAGGTGTTGTAGTTGATTACGTTGATCCTGCTAATGTTGTTTATTCTCATACAGAATCACCTTATTTTGAAGACATATATTATATAGGAGAAGTTAAAACAATACCTATAAATGAACTTGTTAAACAGTTTCCAGGTTTAACAAATGATGATTTAGAAAAAATACAATATCAAGCTGTTTACACTACTTCAAATAGATATAACTATAAAGATATAGGCGATAAAAACAAAGTGCAAGTTTTATATTTTAATTACAAAACTTACACTAATGATGTTTATAAATTAAAAGAAGTAGCTAGTGGTGCAGAAAAAATAATACCTAAAGATGATACTTTTAATCCACCGCAAAGTAAAGAAGGTGGTTATTCTAAACTACAAAGATCAGTAGAGTGTATTTTTGAAGGAGCATTAGTTTTAGGTACAGATAAGTTATTGATGTGGCAAAAAGCTGAAAATATGATGCGTTCTAAAAGCGATTATAATAAAGTTAAAATGAATTACGCTTTAGTTGCGCCTAGAATGTATAATGGTAAAATAGAAAGTTTAGTTAGCAGAATAACAGGTTTTGCTGACATGATTCAATTAACACATTTAAAGTTACAACAAGTTATGTCACGTATGGTGCCAGACGGTGTTTATTTAGACGCTGATGGTTTAGCTGAAATAGATTTAGGTAACGGAACAAATTATAATCCGCAAGAAGCGCTTAATATGTTTTTTCAAACTGGTTCTGTTTTAGGTAGATCTTTAACTCAAGAAGGTGATCCTAATCCAGGTAAAGTACCTATACAGCAAATACAAAATGGTAGTGGTGGTAATAAAATACAAAGTTTGATAACTACTTACAATTATTATTTACAAATGATAAGAGATGTAACTGGTTTAAATGAAGCTAGAGATGGCACGTTACCAGATAAAAATTCTTTAGTTGGATTACAAAAATTAGCCGCAGCTAATTCAAACGTTGCTACTAGACATATATTAAGTTCTTCTATGTTTTTAACAGCAGAAGTAGCTGAAGCGCTTTCGCTTAGAATATCTGATATATTAGAGTATTCTCCAACAGCTGATGCTTTTATACAAGCTATAGGCGCTCATAATGTAGCTACATTAAAAGAAATGGCAGAGTTGCATTTATATGATTTTGGTATATTTATAGAATTAGAACCAGATGAAGAAGAAAAACAAATGTTAGAAAATAACATACAAACAGCTTTGTCTCAGCAATTAATAGATTTAGACGATGCAATAGATATTAGAGAAGTTAGAAATGTAAAACTAGCTAATCAGTTATTAAAAATAAAAAGAAAGAAAAAACAAGAAAGAGATCAAGCTATACAACAGCAAAATATAAAAGCACAAGCAGATGCTAATGCTCAAACACAACAAGTAGCGGCTCAAGCAGAAATACAAAAAAATCAAGCAAAAGCTGATGCTGAAATAAATCTTGAAACTAAAAAATCAGAAATGAGAATGTTAGCTTTACAACAAGAAGTAATGCTTAAAAAAGATTTAATGAATCATGAGTTTGAGCTAAACATGAAAATGAGAGAGTCTGATGAAGCATTAAAAAAAGATCTTGATAAGTTTAAAGAAGATAGAAAAGATGAAAGAACAAAAATACAAGCTTCACAACAAAGTGAACTTATTGATCAAAGAAAAACAGGTAAACCACCTAAAAGGTTCGAGTCTTCAGGTAATGATATACTAGGAGGCGGTATAGGGTTAGAAGGTTTTGACCCGCAAATTGGTAATTAATTATATAATATTTTATTATGGCAGAAAACAAAAGTAAAGACGTAGTTGAGTCAACTGCGCAAGTAGAGCAACCTAAAGCAAATGATAAGGTTGAAAAACTTAAGGTTAAGAAAAAACCTAAAATAAAAAAATTTTCACAACAAGATGATATTATTAAAGTAGATTTAACTAAACCACCAAAAACAGAAGAAGATGCCGATACAAAGCAAAGCACAAATGAGGTTCCTGTTCGCGACGGATCCGAAACTAGCGAAAAAGTTTCTGAAGAAAACGTCGAAGCAACAGTTGAAGAACTTACCGGAAAAGAAGAAAAACAAACCGTTCAAGATGAAAAACCCGTTGTTGAGGAAGTAACAGAAGAAGAGCAAAAAGAAATAGAAAAAACAAAAGAAGAAGTAGTTAAAGCGGTAGAAGAAGCGGAAGCAACAGGTAAACCTTTACCAGAAAACATAGAAAAGTTGATGACATTTATGGAAGAAACTGGAGGTGATTTAGAAGATTATGTAAAACTTAATAGAGATACTAGTAAGTTAGATGATCAAGATGTTTTATACGAATACTACAAAAATACAAAACCTCACTTAAATATGGAGGAGATAAACTTTTTAATGGAAGATGAGTTTAAGTATGATGAAGAGGTTGACGAAGAAAAAACTATTAAAAGAAAAAAACTAGCGTTAAAAGAGCAAGTTGCCAGCGCTAGGGCCTATCTAGACGGGCAAAAGTCTAAATACTATGAAGAAATTAAAGCTGGTTCAAAGCTTACACCTGAACAACAAAAAGCTGTTGATTTCTTTAATAGATACAACAAGGAGTCAGAACAGACTAACAAGTTAGTTGAACAACAAAAATCTAGTTTTACTAAAAAAACTGATGAAGTTTTTACAGATAATTTTAAAGGTTTTGAATACAAAATTGGAGAAAAAAGATTTAGATTTAATGTTAAAGACACTAACGCAATAAAGGAAACACAAAGCGATATTAACAATTTTACTAAAAAGTTTTTAGATGATAAAAAAATGTTAAAAGATGCTAAAGGTTACCATAAGTCACTTTACACAGCTATGAACGCTGATGCTATAGCACAGCATTTTTACGAGCAAGGCAAAGCCGACGCAATGAAAGATGTAGTTGCTAAAAGCAAAAACATAAACTTAACACCTAGACAGTCTCATAACGAGATAGAAACTGGTGGTTTAAAGTTTAAAGTTTTAGGTGAAGATGCTTCTGATTTCAAATTTAAAATCAAAAAGAAGAATTAACTTTAAAATTTAAAAAATTATGGCAATTTCAAGTGCAACGCCGATTGACGCGGCGCCAAGAAAACAAACGTTGTCAACTAACTATGTAGACTTTACTTCAAGTTCTACTGAAGGTTGGGCGCAACAATACTTACCAGATCTTATGGAAAAAGAAGCTGAGATTTATGGTAAAAGAACTATAGCTGGGTTTTTAGCTCAAGTAGGAGCAGAAGAGCCTTCAGCTGCTGATAGAGTAATCTGGTCTGAACAAGGTAGATTACACTTAGCATACAAAGGAACTATAGCTGGTTCTCCAGCAGGTGACGCTAGTGATAATATTATAACAATAACAAAAGATATTGATGGTAATACTATTGCTTCTGGCGAACATGGTATTAGAGTTGGTGATATCGTTTTAGTAAGCCAGTCTAACGCAACTGTAAGAGGTTACGTTGACGCTACTGACGCTACAACAATAACAGTACATCCTTACAACGAGGCTGACTTAGATGCAGCTGGCTTAGCTGATGATTCTACTGCTGATGCGGTAAGAGTATTAGTTGTTGGTTCTGAGTTTGCAAAAGGAACTGATGGTAGAAGTGCTGCTAATGCACCAAAATTCAAATCTCATATGAATAAGCATATTATTCTAAAAGACTATTACGAAGTTTCAGGTTCTGATGCTTCTGCAATAGGTTGGGTTGAGGTTGCTGGTGAAGCTGGACAAACTGGATACTTATGGTATTTAAAAGCTGAAGGTGACACTAGATCAAGATTCGCAGATTACTTAGAAATGTCTATGTTAGAAGGTGAATTAACAGTGGCTAACTCTGTTATAGATCTTCAAACTGGTACAGATACTGGTGCTGATGGATCAGGTACTCAAGGTTTATTTGACGCTATCGTAAAAAGAGGACATCAGTCTTCTGGTATTACTGGTATTAACGCAGCTACTGATTTAGCTGAGTTTGATGCAATGTTAGCGGTATTTGACCAAAACGGTGCTATAGAAGAAAACATGATGTTTGTTGATAGATCTACTTCGTTAGCTATTGATGACATGTTAGCTTCAATGAATTCTTACGGATCTGGAGGTACTTCTTATGGAGTATTTGACAATTCTGAAGACATGGCACTTAACTTAGGATTCTCTGGATTTAGACGTGGTTCTTATGACTTCTACAAATCTGACTTTAAATACTTAAACGACAAAGGTACTAGAGGCGCTCTTAATGACGCAGTTAGTAACATCAGAGGTGTTGTTATACCAGCTGGTGTATCTTCAGTTTATGATGAAATGTTAGGTAGAAACATGAAAAGACCTTTCTTACATGTTAGATTTAGAGCTTCTGAAACTGAGTCAAGAAAAATGAAGACTTGGGTTACAGGTTCTGTAGGTGCTTTAACTTCTGGAAAAGACACGATGGAAGTACACTATCTGTCTGAAAGATGTTTAATCACTCAAGGTGCTAACAACTTTATGTTATTGAACTAATAACATTTTAACTTAGAAAAAGGGCGGCATACGCAAACGTTCTCCGCCCTCTTTCTTTTTTATTAATTTTATATTATTTTATATTATGGCTAAAAAAACTAAAAAAGTTGAGGTAGAAGAACCTCAAATAGACGACGTAGTCGTTGAACAACCAGTGGTTGAAACTGTTAAACCAGAACCAAAACCACAACCAAAAAAAGAACAACCTAAATCTTCTAACTCAGATCAAGACTGGGAAATAAAAGACAGGTTGTATTACTTAACTAAAAACAGAACACCTTTGACTTATTTAATAAGAGGAAGTAACATATATTGGTTTGATGAAGATAAAGGATACGAAAGAGAATTAAAGTATACTTCAAATCAAAGAACTTGTTTTGTTGATGAAATGAAAGGAGAACAAAGACTAGAGCATATAATTTTTGAAAAAGGACATTTATTTGTACCTAGAAACAAAACAGTTTTACAAAAGTTATTATCTTTGTACCATCCTCATAGAGATATTTTGTTTGAAGAGTCTAAGCCAGCTGTAAAAGCAGCAAGTGAACTTGACTTAATAGAACTAGAAATAAACGCTTTAAATGCTGCTCAATCATTAGATATAGATATGGCTGAAGCGGTTATGAGAGTAGAAGTTGGTTCTAGGGTATCAAACATGAGTTCTAGCGAACTTAAACGTGATTTACTTATATTTGCTAAGAGAAATCCTAAATTGTTCTTAGATTTAGTTTCTGATGAAAATGTAATACTTAGAAACGTAGGTATTAGAGCAACAGAAATGGGAGTATTAAAGTTATCACAAGATCAAAGAACTTTTATGTGGGGATCTAACGATAGAAAACTAATGACAGTTCCTTTTGATGAACATCCGTATTCAGCTTTAGCCGCTTGGTTTAAAACTGATGAAGGTATGGAAGTTTACAAAAGTATTGAAAAAAGATTAAATTAATTAATCACATTATAGTGGGTAGCCACTTTAGGGTGGTTACTTTACTATAAATTAAAAAAAATTATGGCAGTAAGTGTAGATACAGTATATCAAAGAGTTTTAGCTATAGCTAATAAAGAACAAAAAGGTTACATAACACCGCAAGAATATAATCTATTAGCTAATCAAGCTCAAATGCAAATATTTGAGTCTTACTTTTTTGATAAAAACTTTAGAAACAGGATGGAACCAAACGCTGATCCAGAAACCTCTGAAACAGATATAGACAATCTCTTGTCTAGAAAATTAGCACCCTTTACAACTATAGCGGCATTAACTAATGGTAATACTTTTCCAACACATTATCAAATAGGTAAAATATTTTTTAATGGTTTTGAGTGTAGAAAAGTAGATAGAAACGAAATAAAAAGGATGTTAAATTCTACTAGACATGCTGGCACTGAGCCTATATACACGGATAATCCTACTTCAGCTGGTGTAGATATAGAAGTTTACACTCCTACAACTTTAGCTGGAGGTGGTGTAACTTGTGAAGTTATAACAAAACCTACTGCTGCAGAGTGGGCGTATGTTGTAGTTAACGAAAAAGCTTTATATAATAGTAACGGCGCTACTGATTTTACTTTACATGAATCAGAAGAAGATACTTTAGTTATGAAAATATTAGAATTAGCTGGTATAGTTATGAACAAACCTGGATTAGTACAAATAGCAGCACAAAAAGATGCAGCTGAAATACAATCACAAAAACAATAAATAAATGGGTATATTAAAAACAGACGAGCAAGCATATTACGCTACCGGTGGTGATCATGGTAGTTATAGATATTTAAGTTTACAAGATGTTATAAACGCTTTTATGGCAACTTATGTAGGTGAAGGTAAAATATGTGATAGAGTTATAAATAGTGATGTAGCGTTTCACGCAACAAGAGCTTTACAAGAATTAAGTTATGATACTTTAAAATGTACTAAAGATTGGGAAATAGAAGTTCCTGCTACTTTAGTTATGGTTATGCCTAATGATTATGTAAACTATGTTAAGTTATCTTGGAGTGATGGTGCTGGTATAGAACATATACTTTATCCTACATATAAAACTTCTAATCCTAGAGATATAACAGAAGCGCCTCAAGACTGGGGAGGTTTTACAACAGGTGGTGCTAATACAGATTTAACATCAGATGAATCATCAGACACTTGGGAAGCTTACAAATCACATACACCTACTGATTATGAAGACGATGATTATGAAGATAATTACTATTGGAGATTTAGAGGTGAAAGATATGGTATAGACCCAGAACATGCTCAAATAAACGGATCTTTTTATATAGATGAAGATCAAGGTAAGTTTCACTTTAGTTCTAACTTAAGTGGTAAAACTTTAATATTAAAATACATTAGTGACGGTTTAGTTACTAATAGCGGTAAAGGTGGTTTAGATTTAGAAAACACACTTGTACCTAAATTAGCTGAAGAAGCTATATATAAGCATATACTGTATGGCGTTTTATTAGCTAGAAAAGATACACCAGGCGGTTTATTAGCTGAAATAAAAAAACAAAGATATGCTGAAACAAGAAAAGCAAAATTAAGATTATCAAATATTAAATTAGGAGAAATAGTACAAGTAATGAGAGGTTCTTCTAAAATTATAAAACATTAAGATATGCCAGAGTTGAAACGTAATTTTTCAGCTGCCAAGATGAATAAAGACCTCGATGAGAGGTTAATTCCACCAGGGCAGTATAGAGATGCATTAAATGTACAAGTAGCGACGTCTGATGGTTCTAACGTAGGATCATTACAGACTTTGCTAGGTAATACAGTTAAAAACACTATGGCTTCTGATTATGATAGCGCTAACTCTACAGCAGCTAACGCTTATTATGAAGTACCAACTACAGCTGCTTGTGTTGGTTCTATAGCTTTACCAGATAAAGACAAAGTTTATTACATGGTAGCCGCTGGACTTAACGTAAGCGCCAACACCACAGTCTCTTCTCATGGCACGCCTGCCGAACTAGATATTCAAAAAGATTACATATTAGAATACGACACGATTAAAAAAACATTAAAATATGTTTTTGTTGATATATATCGAGTAAAAGAAACTCTTGAAACAGCTACAACTGTTTTAGATAGTTTTTTATACATACCTGATTTAAGTTCTTCTACTATAAATAAAACAGGTGTAAGAATAGGCATGACAGTTATTGGTACAATGAATGGTGTATCTTATACTGAAAGTGATCAAATAAAAGTTTCAAATATAAATTATGATACTAATAAGTGGAAAATATCTTTAACTCAAGACGGTGCAGATTTTATACCAACTAATGGTACGGCTATAGGAGACATTATACAATTTAAAGCAGATAGAGTTTTAAACTTTAACTATAACAATATAATAACAGGAATAAATGTACTAGACGACATGTTATTTTGGACTGATAATGCTACGGAGCCTAAAAAAATAAATATAACAAGATCTAAAGCTGGTACAGGTGGCGTAGAGTATTTAGTTGGAGCAGGCGTAGCAGGTGCTGTTTTAGCTACAAGTGCTACTGCTGATATATTTGATGGAGATACTCCTTATTTTCATACTAGACTGGTTACTGATGCTGATAATGATGGGTTTTTACAAGTTGTAATCAGTGACACAGGTAATAAAGCTGTTTATGTAGAAAAGAAACATATTACTGTTATTAGAAAAGCACCTACACAACCTTTAGAACTAGAAATGTCAAGAGTGCAAAGTAATAGAACAAGCTCATCAGGTGGTGTTAATCCGTCTCATACTACAATAAACTCTACTAACTTTTACAACTCAACTACTAACGAATTACTAGAAACAGGAGATGAAGTTAGCATAACATTTGATACAGCTATAGATTTTAGAGTAGGTGATACTTTGTTTTTTGTAAGTGAAGATGATGCTGGTGGAAGTGCTGCTAGTAGTTTTTTAGAAAACATTGCTCAAGTTAGAGGTACAGTGGTTGAATCAAAAGTTACAGATGGTGATAGTTTATTTACAGATGGTTTTAAAGTTAGATTATTCTCTATTAGCCAAAACTTACCTACTACAGGTAATGAAAAGTTTTATGTAAGAAGAGAAGCGCAAGATCCTTTATTTGAGTTTAAGTTTGTTAGATTTTCTTATAGATATAAATATCAAGATGGCGAATATTCTAGTTTTGCACCTTTTTCAGAAATAGCTTTTTTACCAGGTGAATATTCATACGAACCTAAAAAAGGTTTAAACAATGGTATGAAAAACACATTAAGATCTTTAAAGGTTAAACAATATTATCATAAAAAAGGTATTGGACCAGAAGATGTTGTAGAAATAGATATATTATATAAAGAAACAAATAATCCAACTGTTTATGTTTATAAAACAATAAAACCAACAGATCCACATCCAGTATGGCCTGATTTTAGTAAATCTGGAGTAGAACATAGAGGAGAACTAGAAGTAACAAAAGAATTAGTTCACGCTTTAGTTCCATCTAATCAACTATTAAGGCCTTATGATAATGTACCTAGAATAGCTTTAGCTCAAGAAATAACAGCTAACAGATTAGTATACGCTAATTATTTACAAGGTTACACAGTACAAAGAGATCCTGTTATAGAGTTAGCTTTAATAACTAATCCAAAAAACAATATTAGTGGATTACACGGTGTACCATCAGTTAAATCTATAAGAACGTATCAAATAGGCGTTGCTTTTAGTGATGATTATGGTAGAGAAACGCCAGTATTAACAAATAAAGATGCTTCAATAATAGTACCAAAAACAGCTTCATCAACAAGAAATAGAATATTTGCTAAACTAGGCATGGACACAGAAATACCTGCTTGGGCTAAATATTATACATGGTATATAAAAGAACCTACTCCAGAATATTATAATTTGGCTATGGATAGATTTTATACTTCATCTGATGGAAATATATGGTTATCTTTTCCTTCTGCTGATAGAAATAAAATAGATGAAGAAACTTTTTTAATATTAAAAAAACAACATGGCACAAGTAAAGCTGTTGTTGAAAAAGCAAGATATAAAGTTTTAGCTATAGAAAATGAAGCACCTGATCACATAAAAACAGAAAAGAAAAGTTTAGGTAGACTTACTAACAATACCGCTAATGATTTAATTGGAGAATCTTCAAATGATGGTTTTCCAATGAAAGACAATATGTTTGTAACTTTAGACAAAACCGCTTTTGATAAAGTTTTTGGTTTAGATATAATTATAAACACTCCTGATAAATTAGTTTTACAAGTTGGAGCTGCTAGTTTGCTAACTGAGTTTTATGAAGTAAGTCATATTAGTCTAGAAACTGGCGCCAACAAGGTAAAATTGAACTTAAAAAGACCAATAGGTGAAGACGCTGATTTTACATCAACAAATCAAGGTGGTTTTAATGCCGCAACTTCTAATTTACATGTAGAGCTGTTTGAGTTTGAGGTTGAAAATAGAGCAGAGTTTGATGGTAGATTTTTTGTTAAAATATATAAAGATGAGTTTTTAGAAGCTAATGTGCTTACTTTGTCTGGCGATCCTACTTCTTATATTGTTGATGATAGCGAAAAAATATATTACTTAAATAATAATTATGATAACTCGGCTGTAGGAGCTCAAGCTTTAGGTTGGGGTTCTTTTCAATTAGATCCTTTTGGTAGCACTTTACCTACAATGAGTTTTACCGACGCTACAGGCTCTCATCCTACTCAAAGAGCTCATTTAAATACAGCTGCTCTTTATGCTTATAACTGGGCTGGCGCTTCTATTTCTGGTGTTGGAACAGAAAATGTTTTTGGTATATCAGCCGCTGAGATGGCGACTAATACAGTAGGAGCTCTTAATAACTTAGGTATTGGTAGTAACTCTCCAAGTCAATTTTGGCAAGAAATTAGAGAACAGAAAAACTTTTTTATAGATGCTTGTAGTGCTTTCTCTTTAGATGCTAAAACTATACCAGGTCAATATAAAGACGGTATAGCAACAGGAGCTGATGATAGCTACGCTAGTACTAGTAATCATTTTGTTGCAAATCAGGCAAATCACCTTGCCCAAAACGATGATCCTGCTAACACTAAAAAACAAAGTGGTACGACTTGTTTAGGACAAGTTTCTAGAGGTATATGGGGTAATGGTAAATATATGGATATTTCTTGGGTTGGTCCAGATCCATCTTCAACTATACCACAAAAATTTGCAGATTCTTACGCTACTACAAATCCTTTATACCAACCATATAAAAAAGCTAAAAGTTTTATTTCAAAACTTGTAACACCTGGAACTAAGTTTAAATTTGCTAATGATCCAGACGAACAAATTTATACTGTAGAAGCTTTCTTTTACAATTCGACACATCCAGACGGAATAGAGCCTGTTAATGGACAACCAGCACAAGATGGAACTTGGGGTATACGTAATTATTCTACAGGTCAAAATGGAATACCAAATCACGGTCAATATTATTCAAATAACGTACGTCAACGTTGGACTATAAAAGTTTCTCCAGCTATAGGAAGTCAAGGTTTAGGTTACTGTCCTACTAAAGGAACCAACTCTACAGCCACTGGTAGTGATATTACTCCAGCTTTACATCACGATTTTACAAACAATGATATTATACAAATACTAAAAGCTTACACAGACGTTGAAGCTGGTTCAGATACCTTTTCTGATAATCCAGCTGTATGGGAGACAGAACCTAAAGAATCTGTAGATTTAGATATTTATTATGAAGCTAGCGGTAAAATTCCTTTAGCTTTAACAGACGATACTAACGAAGAGTATTTACCTATAGGTACAACTTTTAAAACAAGTGTTACCGGAACATCAACCACTCACACTATAGACTCGTGGACTTCTGCTGATACTATACATTTTACGCCAAGTATTCCATATTTAACAAGCATAGATGATGGTCAAGATATTTTCTTTACAAAAAGAAACAATTACTCTTTGAGCGCTTTACATAAAACAGCTGGTGGTACTGATACAGATTTTACTGGAGCTGTAGGACAATCAACTCCTCCAGGTGGCCCTACGATAACAACAGACCATAATACTTTAAAGTTGTACGGAGCGCCTCAAACAACAACACAATCTTATAAAATGTTTAGAAGATATCAAGTTTTAGATTGGAGCAACTGTTATTGTTTTGGTAATGGTGTAGAGTCTGATAGAATAAGAGATGATTTTAACGCGGCGCAACTAGATAACGGTGTTAAAGCCTCTGCTACTTTAGCCGAATCTGTAAAAGAAGAAAGAAGAAAACATGGGTTAATTTATTCTGGAATTTATAATTCACAATCAGGTGTAAATAACACAAATCAATTTATACAAGCAGAAAAAATAACAAAAGATTTAAATCCAGTGTATGGTAGTATACAAAAACTACATGCTAGAAATACAAACTTAATAACACTTTGTGAAGATAAGGTTTTAAACATATTATCTAATAAAGATGCTTTGTTTAATGCTGATGGTAATTCTAACGTAACAGCAACTTCTAAAGTTTTAGGATCAGCTACGCCTTATGCTGGTAATTACGGAATATCAACTAATCCAGAATCTTTTGCAGCAACACCTTATCAGGTTTTCTTTTCTGACGCAATGAGAGGTATGGTATTAATGCTAGCTGGTAACGCTATAACACCTATATCAGATTTAGGCATGAAAGATTATTTTTCTGATAATTTAAAAACTTATGTAGATAAAGTTATAGGTAGTTATGATGCTAAAAAACACGAATATAATTTAACTATAGCTAAAAGATATTCTAAGTCTCAAGTTGTACCTACATTTACTACTTTAAGTTATAGTGAAAAATCTAAAGGTTGGACATCATTTAAATCTTTTCATCCAGAAACAGGAGTTAGCTTAAATAATGATTTTTACAGCTTTAAAGCAGGACAATTATATATACATCACGACAACGCAACTCGTAATAATTTTTACGGAGTACAATACGACTCAGATGTAACATTAGTTTTTAATGACAATCCTACAATGGTTAAAAGTTTTAATACTGTTAATTATGAAGGAACACAAGCTAAAGTGACTGTACCAGCTACAACATCAATATCAGACGCCGCGGGTAATACTGTAACTTCTACAGCTATTAAACATAATGAATATTTCAACTTAACGGCTAAAAACGGTTGGTATGTTGATAGTATAGAAACAAACAAGCAAACAGGTGGTGTAGTTGAATTTAAAGAAAAAGAAGGCAAATGGTTTGGAAACGTATGTGGAGACACTACTACAGTTACAAATTTAGATGAAAAAGAATTTTCTGTACAAGGACTAGGTACAGCAACTTTTACACACTCAAGTCCAGCTGGTGGTGGCGCACCATCACAAGGTAGTGTAACAATAACAATAGCAAACAACACGTCTACTTCTTATGTTGGTGATGATGGTAGTGGTAGTGTTTGGGATGCTACAGCAGATTAAGATATGGCAAATTGGTATGTAAATTCGGTAGATCAAACTCAAGTTGTTGGTTCAACTGTTGCTAGTCAACAAGTAGATTTAACTATAACTAATGTTAACTCTAGTGGTGTTCATAGTGGATATAATTTATCTGCTACTAACTTTAAAATAGGTGGCGCAACAGAAAGTCCTACTAACACTTGGACAGGTGGTAATGTTGATACTGAAGTAGCTAAAGTTGTTTTTAGTGACAACGGTATAGCGGGCGATCCAGCTAACACAGTAAACGCTAAAGTTTTTTTAAATTCTTTTACGTGTCCTACCGCCGCTGAAACAATATTTGTAGATATAGACGAAAGCGCAACACCTCCTGCTCCTGCTAAAAGATCAGTATGTGTACATAGCTATTATACAGCTGACACAAACTCTTCTGTAACTGTGACTGACTTAACTGATATAACAGAAACTAGTGTTCAAGCTGGCGCTACTGGAGGTCCTCCTGGAATATACAAACATAGCGGAACTGTTAACGATAACGTTTCAACTAAAATAGCTAAATTAACTTTTTCAGCTTCTAGTGGTTATCATTATGTACCACAGCAAATATATATGCTAAATGTTAATAGTTATGGTTATGATTATAGTAACAACTACACTGTTAACACTGGTTATAGTTATACTAATGGAAACATAACTGGCATAATAGCTGAAGTTTATTATACTCCACCACAAAATTCACCTTTAAATCCAGATCCAAAGTCAGACATGTGTGATTTAAATCATTTGTTTATTGTTGATTTTAAAGTTTATCAAACTACCTCGGCAGCAGGACCTACAACTAATGGTATAGAAAAAGTTGAATTTACGCCAGAATATCCAGGAGGAGTACAAGAGGCTATAATAAAAGTGCTAGGCGCTCCTGATTCACAATACACAATAAGAGTAACTCAACATGCTGTAGATACCGCTAGCATTGTTAAGTATTTTAATTTTACTACTGGTGCTTTTCAAAGTGGCTCAGCTGTATCTGGAACACAAACTATAAACTCTGAAGGATTTTTAAATCACGCTATAACTTTACCTTTAAGAAGTGATGCTGGCACAGACACAATGGAATATCATATTGTTATAGCAGCAGTAGGTACAACAGTATTACAAAGCACCGTGCCAGACGCTTTAAGCGAAGCTGTTATAACGCATCTTGGTCAAAACACTCTTGATATTGATGTACAAGATGCTAGCTTTTTTTCAAGCGTTGAAACTGTTACTATAAAACACCCAACTAAATCACAGGCTTCAGGCGCAACTATGTCTACACCTATAGGTAGAAGTGTAACTAAAAAAGGCGGTAACGGTAACACATCAAGCACGACTTTAACTTTAGATGAAAATCCAGTAGGGGTTGAAAGTGGCATGCTTGTTTTAGGTTTAGGTGGTGGCACACATGGAGCAACTGTTACAAATATTCAAAACAAAACTATAACACTTAGTAAAGCAATTAAAATTCCAAACAGAAGTAATATTAAATTTGAAAAACAAACAGCAAGTTTAAAAGAGTTTGAATTTATTTGTCCAGCATTAACAAAAGGTAACACTACACTCAGTATAGATTTTACAGATACTTCTGAAGATGGTACTGAAAACTCAGGAGGAAGGCAACCTAAACCTAAAGATATTGGTGGATTTGAATCTTTATCAGCTAAAGTTAATGGAGCTACTAGCAGTAGTACATCATTAAGATTAGACGCTGGCACAACTAGAGGTATTGTTCCTGGTATGGCTGTTACTGGTACAGGTATATCTGGCACCGTTACTGTTGCTACTGTTGTTGATGATATTTTACATAGAGATATAACTTTAAGCTCAGCGCAAACAATAGCCGATGATACTGTTTTGTTTTTTGAGTCACAAGTTCCAAGTGTTCAAGTTGTAGATATTCAAGCTGCTAAAGAAGACGGTAATATAGTTGTACGAGGATTTTTAAGAGTTACCGACTTAGGAGATAAAACAGTGCCAGAATCTTTTGCGCGTTTATATGTAAACGACTTTATTAAAATAGTAAAAACAGTATAATATGGCAACATTAACATTAGCATTTACAGCACCCTTAAACGTATCTTGCCAAGTAGGAGATACGGCTTATTATGTAAACACTACCTCATCAGGTGGTTTTACAGTTAACAGTAATAACGTAGAAGAAATAGGTACAATAACGACTATAACTAATCCAACTAGTAGTACGCCAAGTATAGTGTGTAATACCAGTTTACCTGGTAGTGTAAGTGGTTCTAGTTTTTTTGTGTTATTTAGCAAAGACAACAAAGCAAACTTAAGTAGTATATTAGGTTATTATGCTGATGTTAAGTTTAGAAACAACTCTACAACTGAAGCAGAAATGTTTAGTGTTGGTGTCGATACGTTTAATAGCAGTAAATAAAGTGTAAAAAGTGTAACTATATAAACACTAACACTTTAATTTAATGAAAAAAAATAAACTTACCTTAAGTAAGAGAAAAGAAATACAAAAATTACAAGACGATCTTATTTCTATAGCTGATGGCGTTAATATAGAAGGAGATGGTCAAACTATATTGCATAGCGTAAACTTTCCGTTAAAACACACATTTGCTGATGGTATTTATGTTAGACAAATGGATATGAAAGCTGGATCAGCTGTTATAGGCGCTATACATAATCATTTACATGTATGGTTTTTGTTAACTGGTCGTTTAGCTGTAGCAACAGAAGATCTTGTAGAAGAGTATATAGCTCCTTGTTATGTTTTAGCTACACCAGGTAGCAAAAGAGTTATTTATGCTATGGAAGATTCAATATTTATTAATATACATAAAAATCCAACAAATACACAAAATATAGAAGAATTAGAAAACGAAATAGTTTCTAAAAATTTTAAACAATATGAAGAATATATTAACAATAAAAACAAATAAAATATGGCATTTGCAATAGTAGGCGCAGTAGTAGGTGCTGCTAGCGCTGCATATAAAATAATAGACGGAGCTAAACAAGCTAGAGATGCTAAAGAAGAAGCTAAAAAAGCTAAAGACGAATACGACAGAAATAAAGACATGTTTGCGGGATTAGATACGAGTAATCCTTATGCTAACATGGAAAATACTATGGAAGACTTAACGGTGAATCAACAAGCTGCTGAATTTATGAAACAACAACAAATGCAACAGCGAGCAAACATCATGGATCAAATGAAAGGTGCTGCTGGTGGTTCAGGTATAGCAGCTTTAGCACAGGCTATGGCTAATCAAGGTGCTTTAGATGCTCAAAAAGCTTCTGCTGATATAGCACGTCAAGAATCTGCTAATCAACAACTACAAGCACAAGAAGCTTCTAGACTACAAAGTATGGAAAGACAAGGTGAAGTTATGTCTAGAGAAATGGAAAGAGCTAAGGTTACAGGTTTACTAGGTATGTCACAATCAGAAATGCAACAAGCTGAAGCTAAAAGAGCAGCTGCTAACGAAGCTATAGCATCGGGTATAGGCGCTTTAGGTAGCACTGCTATAGATTACGCTGGCGTTAGATCTGAAAGAATACAAGCAAAAGCAGATCTTAAAAAAGCAGGTACAGCGGCAACAGAACAACAAATAAGAATAGCAGAATTAGCCGAAAAAGCTGGGTATGGCGACGATGTAGAAGGATATAAAGCTGATATGGGTATAATAGATTAATAATAATAATAACATGGGTAAATTAGAAGGATTTAACGAAAGAAGAAGTGAAGGAAGCATGTTTTCTACCACTTTTTTTAATAAAATAAAACAACAAGTTAGTGCGTTAAAAGAAAATTTTTTAGAAAATGAAGACTTAAGACCATCTCAAACTTTAGACGCTGGTGTTCAAGGATTTAAAGCTGGTTTACAAGCTATTGAAGAAGCAGATAGAGAAGGTTTAATAGGAGATCATCTTACTGAAGAGCAAAAATACGCGATTAACCAAATAGCAATACAAGGTGACAATATTGAACCTAGCGT